TACACCATCAAAGACTTCATTGAGGATAGGTTCGACTACCGCTCTAAAGTCCGTACTGCGCATTGGGGTTGCCATGTGCTACTTCCTTTCTTTAGTTATTCGACGTTAGCGGCAACGAACGTATCGTTAGCGAGCTTGACTTGCACAACAGTTGCTGTATCACCCCAAGCATTATTGATTTCACGACCGAGGTTCGTTACTTGCATTTGTGCTTGTGTGCCGACGGCCACTGCTGTAGGATCCAACGCGGCAGTTGAAGTGCCCAGACCACCGTTACCGATGATTTGACCAGATGAAACTGCTGTAAAGTTGAACTCTTGACCTACTTGTGTGTTAGCGATCGAGCCGTTGGCTTGAATCTCATACACAATTTCGGGGTCCATAAAAATCCACATCACGATGTCAGTGGCTGTGCCCAAAGCTGGACCAAACCATTTGCTGACGGTGCGACGACCGGATGCGTCGGTGTATTCAACACCGCCGAACACGCCAGCCAAACGCATGTTTGCTGTGGGTGTGTTGCTTGCTACTACGAGAGTAGAAGTGCCTGCAGTCGTTGCTTCATCAAGCGCGACAGGGGTACCGCTGTAGAACACGGCGCTGGTGTTATAAGCACCAGTGTAGTTCAACGAACGGATAATGCCGCTAGGATGAAAAACGGGCTTCAGGCCAAAAGGAGCATAAGTTGCGCTCATTATTTTGGTTCCTTAAAGTTGTTTTAATTAAAACCGCAAATTGTTTGCGGCTCTATGTGCATCTTTTTCCATCTCCAAGAGGCCACCTTCCAGAATAGACCGTCCGCCTTTACCACCTTCAGCCTGTGAACGCACCTGCGACGTAATGTTACGCTGGTGTTCCAAAGGATCATCGTGGTGGAGCATTCTTGCCACTTCCTGATAAATGTCTTCCGGGATCTTGAATAAGATCATCTCATTACAAGATATACAACCTTCAAACTTGCCCGAGCTCATCTTGCCTAAGTGTTCAAAGCCTTTTCCTAAATCGGCGGCTTTCACTGGCTCATAACCCAACGCGATGCGTTTGTCGATTGAATCATACTGGTTTGTAGTTGACAGCCAGCAGAGGTGCATGCCGGGCACTAACCCACCCGGCACGTCCGGCAGTGCGTTGTTGGACCATTTGTCCCGAAAAGCCTCCAGCCTTTCACGCTTCACTGCTTCATCTGGCGAGGACATTTCATTCCGCGCCTTCAGTTCATCAACACGTCCTTGCAGACGGTCGTCTAAATCTCGTGTAATTCGATTGTTAGCCATGTCTTACCCCTTATTTTGTTACTCGGTTTTTACGGTCAAAGTCAGCGTAGTTGCGGATCGCTTTGGCTCGCTTGGATGTGTCGTCCCACATTCCTGCGTCTTTAAGCGCCTGCACACGTTCGCGGCTCAGTGTGAATGTGTTCTTAGCTACTGCGCTACCACTCACGTCTGTGCGGCCACTTGATGTGCCACTACGGCGGTTACGGTCCCCGCCACTGCTTACTTTGCTCGTATACCGATGAGGTAAACGTTCTTTCAATCGATTGTCCAGCTCGTCCCAGTACTCTGGGTCTGCTGGATCCCAACCTTCGCTTGCCAGCGCATTGTCAACTACCTTGGCAATGCGGCTGTCTGTGTCTTTACCGCTCGGATCATACCAGCGGTTTGAATGTAACCAGTCAGTAGCGTTTTGCTGAACCACCTCTGACGCGGGGCTCGGCACGTTGTTACGGGGCTGTTTAGCCTCCTCAACCTGACGCTGTTTGAGCAACTGCACCTGCGCCAACTTGTTCTTGGCGTTGTGGAATTGCTCCATGTATTCCATTTGCTCGGCTACGTTGCCCGCCTGCGCGGCCTGCGTTGCCTTCATCTTCGCGTACTCTACGCGCGTGGACTCGTCTTCTAACAAGCGGTCGATCTGGGCAAACTGGAATCCTACCGCGGCGTTTTCTACTTGGGCCAATCGGCGCGCAAGATCCTCGTTGCGGCGTTCCAGTGCACTGATCTTATGCTTTGCACTTACCTCGCGTTGCTTTGTCAGGTCCTTCTTCAGGCGCCGTTCTTCACGACGCGCGGCTCGAAGGGCCTCTCTGTCTTCATCAGACTCGTCTCCAGTCTCGCCACCCTCGGCAAAACCTTCTGGGTCACCGTCGTCTTTATCATCGCCGGTTTCTTTATTCTCTTCTTCTTCTTCACCCTCAAAAGGGTCTTTGTGGTCTTCCATGGCCGCCAACACGGTGCCATCTTCACGCTCTTTGATTGCAATGTCTTCACCAGCCTGCATCTCGGCTTTTTGCACTGATTTCATAACGAAATCCTTTATTCAACAAATGCGGGGAACATAGTCCTCGCTGTTTCAAAATTATCAATTGCACAAATAACCTCGCGGTCCTGCAAAATGATAAACACTACCTCGCCGTCACCGTGCGGTACCGCCCAGCGGTCGCCACCGTACTTGATCACACGAACAAGATCTCCCGGCTCTGCCCACGCGCCCTCTGGCCATGGTTCAAGCGTGCTAAGATCTCTGTACGCCAACGGACCTACTGCCACCACCTTTGCAACCACCTCGTTCCATTTCTCTGTGGCCTTTGTATCATTAACTAAAATGATGCCACCCTTTGAAACGTCCTTGGCTTTTCGCAGTTGGACAATGATTCGGTTACCCTTGAGCTTTACACCCGGATTAACAACCGGGAAACAGTCGGACTCACTCCGGCCGTCGACCTGATATTTACTGTCAGTCATTCAGATTCCTCGTCCTCTTTCAGGACACTGTTAATAATGTCCAAAGCCTCTTTCAGACCTTGGCCTCTCCCTACTAGCTGGTTGTACTTGTCCCAGCTATCGACCCCATTCAAAACGCCGCTTTGTAAAAACTCAACAGCTTCTTTGATCCTGAAGATCGATTCATATAACGGGTCTTTCATCAAAAACCCTCCTTATAACTAAGTACACACAATTGTGTGTACTTCCGCCCTACATTATTTTTTAAGGCCTTTGCTGTTCACTGGGGGCACCTGAGAAAGGGGTGCCTTGGGTGCTTGCCTAGAACCAGAGGGTCCTTTTTCTACAGGTGATCCGGGGCCGCCAGCGTAGCCGGGTGTGCCTGTGATCTTGTAGTTCTTGCGAAAGCCCATGTCTTGATTGCCTGTTGCCATTATTGTGCTCCTGTTGGGGTTTGTTGTTGAATTAACTGTTGTTGTGCCTGCATGGCCGCATCGTGTGCACGTTGCTGTTCTGCTTGGTCTTGGTCCAGTCCATGCTTACGCAGGTCTGCGTACGCTTGGCGCTCTGCCTCCAACGCAGTCATCTCTTGTGAGTGTTGCTGTTGAACCTGTTGCGCGCTCAGTGCTTGGTCTGCCGCGATCATAGCCACACGCTCTTTAGAAGCGTTGTTGATGTCCGCAATCGCCACCTTGGCCGCGTTGTCTTGGTCTGCCAACTGTTGTTGCAGTTCAAGCTTGGCTTGAATCTCTGCCAGCTTGGCCTGCATGTCGCGCACCTTGTCCGCCATCTCGGCTTCCATCTTCTCGCGCTCCAGTTGGAACTTGGCCTGCGCCTCTTCTGTCTTGCGCTTTGTTTCTGCCATCTGGGTCTGGATAAGCGCCTGAGACGTTGGGTCTGCCATAGCGGCGGACTGCATCTGTGACTGCTTGTTCTGTTGCATCTGTTGCATCATCTGCTGAACAATTGGGTTGATACCCTTGAACGTTGTCTGCGCGTCTTGGTTGACCAACTGTGCGGCCATGGCCAGCGCCTCTTGCGCGGCTTGGTCCAGCTTGCGCTCTTCGTTCAACTTGAACGCGTCCTCGCCACCCGCGGCGTGCGATACGTAGTTGCGCATCGACTGCAGGTAGTGCAGTGTCAAGTGTTGCTTGATGTGCTCCAACATCAGCGGCGTGATGCTTGTCGCAATCAGTGGGTTGCCACCATAAGATGGGTCCATCATGTACGCCAAGTGAACCTTCAAATGGTCAATGTGGCTTTGGTCTGGGAACGCGGCCGCTGGGTGGGCCATTGTCATTTGCACGTTCTCTAGCGCGGGGTTGCTCTCGGTCGAGCCCTGTGGGTTAGGCATCACCTTGTCAATGTCTGGCACCTTCATCAGCTTCATTACGCGCATGTGCGCCTCGCGCAGGTCATACATCTGCGGGGCTTTCTCTGCCAACTGCAACACCAACTGGGCCTGTGTCAGGCGCTGTGTTTCGCTGAAGATGTTAGGGTCAGAGATCGGGCTGACGTCTGAGTTGTCCTCAAAGTCTTCTACCTCAATCTCGGCGCCGGACTGGTTGTCCATGTCTTCCAGATACCAGTGGTTCAGGCGAGACAGGACTTGCAAGCTCTTAGCCTGACTGCGGTGCAGTCGTGCGTGGATGCTTGAGAACACCTTCGAGCCTTGCTCGATCATGGCCTGTGTTGTGCCAACCGGGGCGTTGCTGTTCATGTCAGCAATACGGCCCTCGCTTGTCTTCACTACCCCTTTAGCGGCGTCAGTGAGCCAGCCTAACAGGCTGTACAGCACCGAAGACGGTGGGTTAAACGGCAGTGGCATCGCCAACTTGCGCACGTCGTCCACACCGGGCGAACCCTCAATCTCAACGACCTGAGTTGGCTCAATGCGGTCTGACTGTCCACCAATACGTCCGCCCTTGAGTTTGAGCATGGTCTGGCTGTTGTTCACGTGCGCCGCGTCCATCAGGGCGCGAAGTGAACCTGTTAAGGCCGCGGCCAGTCCACCAATCAGGTGTGGCATACCAATAGCGTAGGCGCCGCGCCATGGAATAAACTTGTACTCGATCATCCAGTCGAGCTTGCGCATGCGTGTGTCGCCTGCCTGCCAGTTACGGTACAGGCCAACCACCTTGCCGGTGATCTCGTCCACCGTCATAATGTACGGCGCGCGGTCACCTTCTGTTAACTCGTCGTCTTTTAACCTCAGGAACGTTGTGATCTCGTACACACGGCGCAAACCGTCCACGTTCTTGGTTGGCTCTTCCTTGCCCTCAATCTTGTTGTTGGCCTTTGAAGACTTGGTCTGGTTGTCGGGGTTTAGTTCTGCCGTGAAGATCTCAATGTCACGGTACTCGCCCATCTCGACACGTTGCTTGAACATGTCCTCTGTAATGTCTTGCTGTTCTGTGATCCGCGCCGCAGAATAAAAGTTGGTAGACGCAAACGGCAACAGCACGTTGTCAATTGGCACCCACTCGCACATGGGGCGGTTGAGGTCCTTGTCAAACCTCCATTTGAGATATTGAGAGCCGCCAAGGGGAAGCTGAGTGAACAACTGCTCCATCTCGTCGCGGTACTCTTCAATCTGCTCTGTCAACTGCCAGTTCAGGAAGTTGGCCTTACGCTGTGCTGTGTCGATTCTGTCTTGGTTGGCCTTGCCCTTGATGTACGTGCGCACCAAGCCGTCAGCCGGCAACAACTCTTTGGACGCGTTAGCCGCAAAGTCAACGCAGGCCTCTGCCATGATAGGGTGCACGACCTTAGACGCGCCTTGGAACGTTGCGCCACCGGGGGCGTCGTTGCCCATACCCGTGCGGCGGATGCCCTCTTCGTACTGCTTGTCACGCTGTTTGCGAGACTCACGGTCCACGTCAATCAAGTCAAGGTACTCGAACGCAAGAGCGTCCAATGTGCCGTCATCTAACTCTTCGGCCAAGTTAGCGTAGAACTCTGGGTTCTCTGACGGCTTTTCTGTCTCCATCATGTTCACCACAACGGAGCCGTCTTCCAACTCAATAACCTCTGGCTCTACCTCATCAGGGTCAAGACCCAGCGCGTTGGCCAGATCTTCGATCTCTTTGTCTGAGTCTACTTCTTTTGTCGTCTCGTCTTCTGCGTACGACAACGCGGACAGGTTACCGCCCCTTTGAATTGGAATAATTGGTTGCATTATTTGTTAAAGCCTCTGTATGCTTTACGGATCGGTTGTGCCATTGGCAACATGCCAAGTGAGCTCATTCCTGCGCTAACAGGATCACCTTTTCCAAGGTAGTGCCCTGTTTCTGCGGCGTACATAGGCGCTACGGCCATTGCACCAGCGGGGTTTAACATTGCAATGTCTGCCAAACCGAAACCGCCGGGTAAATTACTGGAAGGGCCACCAACTACGGTGTCTGCCATTTTGCGTGCCTTGTATCGGCCCAGTCCCTGTCTCTCTAAAAAGTCTTGGCCTAGTGAAGAGATGCGCTCTTTGGGTGAGGCCTTATACTCGCTGGCTGAAGGCTGACGGCGTTCGTATGATTGCATCATTGCTTCGTCGGCCGAGTTGTCCATTCTTGTACCACCACTGCGAATGTGGTTGACAATATCTTCTAATGTGGGCTCTTGTGTGTAACCACCGCCTGCGTAACCGCGGACCATCATCTCGGCCTGCATGTCGCGGGGAGAGTACATCATACCGCCCTCTGCCTTGCCCTGAACCTGACGGCGACGTTTGTCCACCAGTTCTTCCATCTGCCAGTCTCTGGCAAACGGCGCGCGCTGTTCTGGCGCTGTGTCTGTCAAATAATCACGCTGGTGTTTTGCGTTCCAGTGCGACGGGTTCTGAGACACCACGTCCTCAGGCAACCCAGACATGCGGGCCTCATCACGCCATGCGTTCATCTCCGCGCTTGCAGGCCCCGGACGCTGAACCGGACGCTGACCAATTGGGTTTGCGCCTGTGTAGTTGTGCCTCAGGGGGTTGATCATTGCGTTTATTGCGTTCACAATGTCTTCTTGGTCTGGCTCAATGCCGCGGGCCTTGAAGTCCGCAACCACTTTGTCCACCAAGGCACCGTGCTTGCCCATCAACATCTCGTCTGTCAACTTATCCAATCCGGGAGCTTCCATTGAAGCTGACCGTGAGGCAAACGGCTCACTCGCGCTGGTCATCTGCGGAATGTCTCCCTCAGTCACGCGCAAATTATCAAGTCCGCCCATTGCCTCGTCTGATAAAGTCATCGCTTCTTCACCCAACTGCTGGCGCGTTGCCAACTCTTCTGTTGAGGGTACGTATGACTTATTCCACGTGCGGTTGCCTGTGCGGCCAGTGTTGGCCATCGACATAAACTCGTCTTCAGGGAACGCATTTTGAAACTGGCCCTTGGGGTACGCGCGTGCCTTCATGTTCGCGGGAGTCATACCAAACTGACTTGGCAGATCTTGGTAAGGTCCCACTGACTCGCGTGTTGATACACCTTTTGCGCGCTCTGGCGTGATTGTGCGGCCCTCTGGTGTTGTCACCGCTGGATAGGGACGACCACTTTGGTCCACAAGCTGGTTCGCAAATGGTGTTTGCTGTTGTGTACGTGCCATTGTTTGTGGCGCGTTGCCTGTGGGTGAAGACAGTGACCGGATGTGGTCTTCTAACTGCTTCACCTCTTCAGGAGATGGGGGTTTACCCACGGCCTTTGTGTATTTGCGAATTGCGTCTTGAATTCGGCTTGCAAACTGACCCACGACGTCACCACCTTTACCGTAATGAGGTATACCAGCCTGTTCGTACATCATCTGTGTCGGTGTTTTAATTGGATTAAGCATCGTAATCTCGGTTTTTCAAAATTTTGTTGTAGTTTTCAAGGTCGCCGCCCTTAACAATGTCTTTCAACATGTCACGGTACCCTGCTCTAACCTTGCCCCACACAGAAAATGACTCGCTTCGTCCTCGGATATAGCGACACATTTGACAACTGCACTGCCTGATCTCTTTTGCATGGGACGAACTGTGCATTAGGGTGCCTCCTATAACCAATTACCCATGAAAACGGCGTATCACGGCCTAAATTATGCGGCGTAGGGGTTGTACACCCTGTTTTTGGCAATATCGTCTGCGTGCTCGTAGTTTCTTGGCGGTAAAGGGTCCAGTTGGAGCCACCCTGAGTCTCTCAGGACCCTCAAAGCCTGTGAAAGTGCGTCAACATAATCGTCGTGGCCCTTTGCTTCAGGAAAAGAGCACACCTGCCTGATGAACCGCTTGGCCCACGGGGCTACCTCGCCCGGGTTTTCAGGGTCTTCGGGGATAAACACCTTACCCTTGGCAATTAGCGGCGCCACAATGTTCATCCTCTGCACCTTGTCCGCCTTTCCGGGGTTGTAGGACCTCACCGGCAGGTGACCTGCTTGCAACTCTTGGATCAGAGAGATACCCGCCGACTTATCTTCCATCAAAATCAGGTCGGTTTTCTTGCCCTTGGCAAAGGTGTTGTCCGCGCCGTACACCACCTCCTTGTAGTCGTCCTTGACCTTGCGCCTTAACTCAGGGTACGACAGGTGGTCGTCCCACGCGTCCAGCAAAATGCAACACGTGCCATGGTCCTCCCTGTCGAACACACCCAGCGCAACACACGCTGTCGGGTCGTTGTGTGTCTTCTCGGACGTGGCTGGGTCATACGACACCAGCACGTACTCCAGTGTGGGTGTTGGCATGTGAGCCGGCCAGTTCTTGAACCACTTGCGCTTGACAATACCCGCGTTCTCTGGGTCCAAGATCTCGCCGTAGATCTCCTGCTTGCCTAAGTCCGTGCCCTCATATGCTTCTAATTGCTTAAAAAACGTACTTGAGAGGTTCGCCCTGTTGTCATAACTCGATGCGCGCGACACGTACACGTCGCCTCCAATCTTGCCCTCGTTCAGGTCCGTGATAAGTTCCAGTGGTTTTGGCGTGGTGGTAATGATCGACTGCACACGGGCTATGCGCGGGTCTGTCAGACGCAACGTGAACTGAATCTGGTCGTACGCGTCGTCAATGTACTCGAACGCGCACAACTCGTCTGCCCACATGCCGTGCCACTGTGTACCCCGGAAGCGCTCTGGCTCAGACGCCGGGATGCCGCGGATCATGCTTCCATTTTTCAATGTCAACTCAAACAGCGACTTGTTGTAGTCCTTGACCAGTGACGGGGGTATGATGTTCAGGAGCCCCGAGTCACCCTCGAAGCACGTTGCCCTGATGTCGTTTGACGTAGGCGCTGTCACCAACCAGCGCGTCTTGTCAAAGATCGCCGCCCTCAGTCCCAGCCAGTTGGACGCCGTGTGCGTCTTGCCCGAACCTCGCCCGGCCAAAAGCAAGAACGTATCGTACTCCCCGTCCTCTGGCTCTCGTTGGTGAGGTAGTGCCGTTAGCTCCCACCTCACACGCCACAGGGCCAAGTCCAGTTGCTCTTTGGGCCAGCCCTTGTTCTGGTCGGCAAAAGCCTTGAGGAGTTTTTGCTGTGTGTCGTTCATAGGCATACTGTCAGGTACCCTTCGCTCACTAGGAATGTGTTGTTGGGGTCTGCGGTCTTGATGTGCACACAGGGCCGAATGTCTACCTTGGTAACCTCCGTGACCCGGCGCATCTCCTCGTACTGAGGGCGCCTTACCGGGACTTGGTTCTCGACCAGCATCAGGTTTGTCCTGAACACCATGTGGTAATTCAGTTTGAGTTCTACTATCTCTGTCCTGATCCCCAAACTTTCCGTCAGGTTGTGTATTGACCTAAATAGCCGCAGGCTTCTGACGTTGAACCTGAACTTGGCCGAGATGCGGCTGTGGCACTTTGGCCTTGACGCGCATACCCCCCGGAGTATAGCCAAACGTTGCTCAAACGATGAGAACAAATATTCTTCTGGAATGTGGTCTGGTATTTTGCCGTACGCCTCAATCAGCTTGGAAGTGATCTGGGTGCGTCTGTCTCTGTGCGGGTCACCTATCCACATCCCCATGTCATATGGGTGCAAAGGTAACGGCTTGGCTTCGGGCCTGATCGGGTAGCACGTTGGCATCCTACACCACCCCGTCTCTTTGGTGGCTAGGTTCTGGGGCGCGTAGATGGGGATCTTGTAGTCCTCACGTATAGGGTACGTGCGGCTCCAGTTCTTTAAAATGGCAAACGACTTGCTGTCGTACACCGGAATGCCGGTGCGGCTATCCACTACCAACGTCAGGCCGTCCTTGGTCCAGATCTTATGACACACCACCGGCGTGTACTCTTGGACAGAAACAACTTTGACTGGCAGGCCCGTGTAATCAAAAACCTCATCCCCCGGCTTGATAAACCTTGCTAACTGCCATCCGGCAGTGGTAGGGATGGGCGTTCGTGCGTCGATTCCCATG